TGGTTATGGATAATGAAATTCTTAAAAAAGTTGGCAATGTCCGACGCAAAGTAATAGAAAAAGACTATAACTGGGGACTATACGTATACAAAAAGTCTAGTGGAGCCTGGTTTACTGACGGCGACGGTAGCATATTAAATATTCCATCAGAACGTGGAGACATCTCTAAGATTGCAGAATTAAGAAAAGCAGCAATGCATTACGGAGATGATGGCGAAGGTAAGGCAGTGTTTGTGCCTGGACTTACAAGAATTAGCGAGGAAGAACATTCTGAACAGTTAGATAGAATGAAGAATGGTTTAATTCCTTCCATGAATGATCATGGTGCTTGGGTAGCAGCACGACAAACCTATGATAAGTATGGTAATGATGAGTGATGAATATGTAAGAGTTGGGTTAAATACCCAAGAACGAGACGACAATCCTTTTAGTTCACAAGATCCATTTAACAAATCTTGGGATCAACTTAAAGATTTTTCTGGATTAGATCAAAACTTTCGTAGAAAAACTGCACGTAATGTAACAAAAGCAATGACTTTTGCAACAAACGAATATCTTGATTCTGCTAATGCAACTCCATCAGGAGTAGACGCTGGATCAAAAGCAATTAATCCTGGCACGGTATATAGAAATGGTTACGGACTATTTGATGTAATCACTCCTCCATATAACATGTATGAATTAGCAAACTTCTATGACACATCATTTGCTAATCATGCTGCTATTGATGCTAAGGTAGAAAACGTGGTTGGTTTAGGATACCGTTTTGATATTGCAGATAGAACAATGTTAAGGTTTGAAATGAACGAAGATCAAGCAGCGGTAGATCGTGCTCGTAATCGTATTGAAAGAATGAAGTTAGAACTTAAAGACTGGATAGAAAACCTTAACGATGACGATTCATTTACTAAAACAATGGAAAAGTTTTATACAGATGTACAGGCTACAGGAAATGGTTTTCTTGAAATAGGTAGAACTGTTACTGGAGAGATTGGCTATCTTGGTCATATCCCAGCAACAACAGTTCGTGTACGTCGTTTGCATGATGGATTTGTCCAGATTATTGGAAACTCAGTAGTTTACTTTAGAAACTTTGGGGCAAAGAATAAAAACCCAATGACTGCTGACCCACGTCCAAATGAAATTATTCATTATAAAGAATACTCTCCATTAAATACATTTTATGGTATTCCAGATATCGTAGCAGCAATGCCTTCGCTAATTGGAGATCAACTTGCTTCACAATATAATATTGATTACTTTGAGAACAAGGCTGTTCCAAGATATATTGTAACGCTCAAAGGTGCAAAATTATCTTCTGACGGAGAAGACAAGATGTTCAGATTCTTACAAACTGGGCTTAAGTCTCAGTCTCATAGAACCCTTTATATCCCACTTCCTGGCGATACAGAGAATAATAAAGTTGAGTTTAAGATGGAGCCAATTGAAAACGGTATCCAGGATGGCTCATTTAAAGAGTATCGTAAACAAAATAGAGACGATATCCTTATTGCTCATCAAGTGCCTATCTCTAAACTTGGTGGTGCTGATTCAGGTATTGCTGCTGCCCTTTCACAGGATCGTACCTTTAAAGAACAGGTATCTCGCCCAGCGCAAAAGCACCTTGAAAAGGTTGTTAATAAAATTATTAGAGAAAAAACAGACATTCTTGAACTTAAGTTTAATGAGTTAACCTTAACTGATGAAATTGCACAATCTCAAATTATTGAGAGATATGTAAAGACACAGGTTATGACTCCAAACGAGGCTCGTGAAAAGTTGGACTTGCCACAAAGACCAGATGGTGATGAACCATTTACAATGTCTCCAAGACAAGCAACTGACGCTAGAGCAAATTTGGCAGGTAATCGTCAAAGAGATGCAGAACGAACAAATAACAACTCTGACTCTCCAACAACTATTGCTGGTCGTAATCCACAAGGTGAAGGCAGATCGTCTCAATAACTGAGATATCTGTTAAAATGTTTGGTATAATGGATAACGATATGTTAATAAATAAAGCACATTGGGAAACTAATGGCGACAGTGTTCGTCTATCAATGCCTATTGGCAAGGTAGATGTAGAACGCCGAATGGTTTCTGGATTCGCAACGCTTGATAACGTTGATCGCCAAGGCGACATCGTAACAACTGAGTCTAGCATTGAAGCATTCAAAAATTTTAGAGGTAACTTGCGTGAAATGCATCAGCCATCCGCAGTAGGAAAAATCGTATCATTTAAAGAAGATCGTTATTTTGATCCATCAGTAAAGAAATTCTATAGCGGAGTTTATGTATCTGCTTATGTTTCAAAAGGTGCACAAGATGCATGGGAAAAAGTATTAGACGGAACATATAAAGGTTTTTCAATTGGTGGAAACATTAAGACTTGGGACGATGCATATAACGATGATTTAAAGAAAAGCATTAGAATTATTAAAGAATACGATCTATATGAGTTGTCCTTGGTTGATAATCCAGCAAACCAATTTGCAAACATTGTATCCATTGAAAAAGTAAATGGTCAAAGCGTGGTTGGTGGATATCTTTCAAAGGCAGAAATAGAAAATGTTTTTTGGGACAAAGAAACTGGAATTGTAATGGTTTCAGAATCTGAAAGTGAGACAAGCCCTACATCAGGAAATCCAATGCAAAATATTGGTTTCATTGAAAAGGGAGATAAAAATAATACAGAAATGATAAAGTTCTTAGTTGATAGTGCTAAAGGCATTAGTACAATTAAGATTACAAAGGAGGTTAGTCCTATGACTGAAACAACAGAAGCAGTAGTTGAAACTGCAGTTGAAGAAGTACAGGTCGCTCCAGAGGCACAGCCAGCAGAGGTCGTTGCAGAAGCACCAGCAGAAGTTGTTGCAGAAGTAACAGAAGCCCCAGCAGTCGTTGAGGAAGCACCAGCAGTTGAAGAACTTGCTATTGCTAAATCAGAAGACGGTAGTGCAGATTCTTCTGAAGTAAAAACAGAAGAGGGAGAGGTTGCTGCAGTAGAAACTGCTGTAACAAAGTCTGATGAAGCAATTGTTGAGGCAGTTGCAGAAATCAAAAACTCTCTTACAAATGCCTTTGGCGATTTAGCAACAACCGTTAAGTCTCTTCATGAGCAGGTAGTTGCATTAAGTAAGTCTCTTGACAATGTATCAGGTGAGGTTAAATCCGTATCTGCTGAAGTAAACAATGTTAAGGGTTCTTTCAATGAGTTTGGCAAGCGAGTAGATCTTGTAGAACAAGACACCGCTTTCCGCAAGTCTGGCGATCTAGGCGAGATCGTGCAGTTTGAACCCTCAAAAGTTCAGAAATCCCTATGGGGCGGTCGTTTCCTCACATCAACCGACCTATTTAAATAAGCAATAAAATCACTAGGAGGTGAAAAATAATGTCGGAACAAAATAAAGACCTAGAAAAAAACTATCCAGGATCAGCAGGAGCAGGCAATGAGATTAACTCTCAGGGCGGTTTCGTTTCTGGTGGCGTAGGTAGTGCAACAGGTTTAGATTCAGCAGCAGCGTCTGTAGGATCACAACTTGGTAACACTGCAACTGCAGCATTCGGTTCAACAACTGGAGCAAACGCAGTAAACCCAACAGGCGTAGCAGGTGGTATTCTAGCACCAGAGCAGGCTCGTCGCTTCATCGACTATGTGTGGGATGCAACAGTTCTCGCTAAAGATGGTCGTAGAGTTACAATGCGTGCTAACACAATGGAGATCGAAAAGGTCAACGTTGGAGAGCGTGTAATCCGTGCAGCAGCACAAGGTGCACCAGATTATACAAACATCGGCGCAACTTTTACAAAAGTTGAACTTACTACAAAAAAGATTCGTCTTGATTGGGAAGTATCAACAGAAGCACTTGAAGACAATATTGAAGGTGGAGCACTTGAAGATCATCTAGTTCGCTTGATGACCAATGCTTTCGCAAACGATATTGAAGATCTTGCTATCAATGGTTTAGGATCAGGCGCAGATGCCTTCCTTTCAATCATGCCTGGCTTTATCAAGCAAACTCGTACAACAGTTGGAAACGACGCTCACGAGTATGCTGCAACAGTTACAGACAACAACTACACAACATCAGTAATGCAAGGCTTGCTATTAGCAATGCCTCGTAAATACCGTGCACTTAAGTCAAACCTTAAGTTCTACGCAGGTACTGATGCTTTTGCTGGTATCGTTCGTAATAACGGTACACTTGCAGACGCAATTTCAGCAGCATTTGCTGATCGTGTCGGTAGCACACAAGCAAATCGTCAAGAATTCCTTGATGGTGGAGCACAGACACTAGGTAACTCACGTACTACTCGTGTACTTGGTGTAGATGTTCTTGAAGTTCCTTACTACCCTGCAGGTTATGTCGATTTGACATTCCCTCAGAACCGTGTATGGGGTTTCCAAAGAGACATCACTGTAAACCGTGAATACAAGCCAAAGAAAGATACAATTGAGTACACAGTATTCGTACGCTTTGGTATCCAATGGGAAGAACTAGATGCAGTCGCTTATGTTGACTCAGATAGTGCTGATTCCTAAGATCTAAAAGATCAAATATTAGGGAGGGTAGCGTAAAAACTACCCTCCTTATTCTTATTCTGGTATAATTACAAATGAGCACAGGAGAATTATGGATCTAACAATTGAGGAATTATCAAGTAAAACCGTAATGGAATTAAAATCTTATGCAAAAAAAAGAGAAATAGAATTATTTGACGCAACTACTAAACTTGAAATATTAGAAATTCTTGCTAGTTGGATACCCCCAGTAAATAAAGAAGAGCGGGTAGAAGAAGCAGACAAGGCAGCAACACTAATAAACAAAGTAGCCCTATATTCACAAAGAAACCTACATATGGACAATCTAGGTGCTTTAAAAGTAGGATACAACATAGTCTCAAAGGAGGCATCGGAAAAGTGGTTAACACACAGGTTGGTAAGAGTTGCCTCACCTGAAGAGTTAGCCGCATACTACGGTAAATAAAAATGCAGATACTACGTCTTCCCCCATATCCACTTTCTATAACCTATACAGTTCCAGACGCTAGCGCTGACTATATACTTGTTATTGAAAACGTTGCAGAGTTAACAGAGATTGAAGAGTCTGTTACATCTAATGCAAGCAAAAAAATTACCTATTCTTTAACTGATGACTTTGTTAAATATGACAAATCATATGCTTTAACAATTTATGAAGATGGTGGATCTTCTGGAGCAACCCTTGTTCGTGGAGATATTGTTGTAGAAGATAATCTAGAAATTATGAGACCTTATGTAGACCCTACACCACTTGCTACATCTGGAACAGCAACAGACATAGCACTTTATCAGGGTTATGAAAATTTAGCAAGAGCAATTATTGATGCTGCGGTTGGTGGATTTTATTATGACAGAACCTATTTAGAGGTTGTTGGACAAGGAAATGACTACTTACCGCTTTGGAAAAAAACTCACAAAATTTTAAAAGTATATGAAAATTCACAACTAGTTTATGATGTAGATGATGCAGAGGGACCAGAATTAATAGATTATACTTTTGTAATTACTAAAGATAAAACAGCAATCACTAAAGATCCTTTAGAATCAACTGACTCTATAAATCGTGCAGAAAGAAGATATGCCCGTATTCCATTAGGATTTTCAGACTCTATTAGCATGTTTGATACAGAAGATAGTGGTCATACACAAACCGTTGTTCCTGGAGTTGCATTTCCTGAAGGAGCAGACTATATCCTTCTAGCAGAAACAGGATATAAGGTTGTTCCTTACGATATTCAAGATGCAACATTAATGTTAATAGATGATATTAAATGTGGCAGATTAGATTATTACAAGAGATATGTTAAAAACTATAGCACAGATCAGTTTAAAATTGAATATGGCAAGGGGTTTACAGAGGGTACTGGAAACATATTGGTAGATAAAATACTAGATAAATATAAAGAAACGATTATACGTCCAGGAGTTTTATAGTGACAACCTGTGAAACAACAGATTTTTTATATCCAATGAAGGCTGATGTTTATTATCCTATTATTAAACAGACTCAATACGGTCAAGCAACAAAAGACTGGGTTTATGATAGAACAATATCATGCAATGCAGCGCCAGACAGTGCAAAAGGTCAAGAAAATATTAAGCCAGAAATATTTTTACAAAATAAAGATAAACTTATTGCAAGAGTTAAAAGTGATCCACGAACATCTTCAACTCAAACAGAAAATGCTACTACCAACATATTAATAACAAATATTCGTTTTGAAAATGATGAATTAATATATAAAGAAACAGCAGGGGCAAGGTTTGGTCGTGGAACAATTTATGAGGTAGCAACCGTAGAGCCTTTTACTGGACCATTTAAATCAATAGAATATTATAAGATGGTACTACGTAGAACAGAGAACCAGACTGTAGGCGATTAATGATAGTCAGAACTAATACACAAAGTTTTGACAAGCAAATGAACAATATCGTTCAGTATGCCTTTGGTTTTTTAGATGGAGTTCAAAAAGGTAAAAAAATCTTTTTACAAAACCTTGGTGCTGGAACAATTCAGGCTTTGGCTGCTTATGTAGACGTTTCTGCAAGAGGTAACCCACAAGCACTACACCACGTATATGAATGGTATCAAACAGGCAGTCCAAATGCAAGATTGTTTGATATTGACTATACCGTAAGTAATCTTGGACTAACTGTAAATTCAAAATTTAGACAATCAAGAACTGTTAAAGAAGATTCAAATGTTCCATTTTACAATAAAGCAAAAATTATGGAAGAGGGAATTCCAGTAACTATTACCCCTAAAAGATCATCTGTTCTTGCATTTAACCAAGGTGGAGAAACAATATTTACTAAAAAGTCTGTAACAGTTAGAAACCCTGGAGGAGATTTTGTTCAAGGATCATTTGAAAGAACAGTAGATGAGTTTATGCTTAGATATTTTAAACAGTCATTTTTACGTGCTAGCGGAATCTACGATTATATTAAAAAGCCAACCTTATTCAAGAAAAACATTAAGGCTGGATCTAAGAGCGGTAAATCAAAAGGCGTAGAGACTGGATTTAAATGGATTGCTAATGCAAAGATTGGTGTAGAATAGTCCTATGACCCTTAATGTATCTACTCAAACTGGCTTCCCGCCAACATTTTTAAATGCTTTCATTAATAGCGAACTTCAAGAGTTTGGCTTAATGCCAACAGGACCTAACCCATTTAAACCATTCTTCCCTGCACAAAGCCCAATGAATATAGAAGATGTTTATAACGATAGTTTATACATTCGTAACAATCCAGATGGTGTAGTTATCATGTTCGATAGGCTTATTAGGTTTAGACCTACCCCATTTTATAGAAATAAAAGGGAGCAGTTGGTATATTTTATTTATGGTCCAAACCTTTCAAAACTGTTTGATACTACCAGAGTAATTATTGAATGCTTAGACAGAGAAGATGCGGCAGCCCAAGACCTAAATTCCTGGGTAGCCACAAATGAAATCAAAGATGAAAACGATCAAACTATAACCCCAAACGTATATTTCCATAATATAAAGGTATATCAGGCAGACGAGTCAAGAGATATAGCAGAGTTAGCAT